CGCGCTTCGCCGGGGTCACGCCTATCGGGGCAGAGCCGAACGCGGCCCGCGCCATCCGGGCATTTTTCACCGAGGCCGCCGAGGACAACGCCAAAGCCGACGAGGCCGACAAGCTCCGCGCCGAGCTGGCCCAGGCCCAGGAAGAAGCCGCCGCGCTTCGCGGCGATCTGTACCGCGCCGCCAACGAGATCGACGATCTGAAAAACAAGCTGGCCGAGCTGCACGAAACCAAGACGGAACAGCCCGCCGAGCAGAAGCCCGAACCCAAAACCGCCGCCGAGATCATCGCGGCCCGCTGGGCCGAGGTGGACGGCCTGACCGCCACCATCAAAGGCGCAACGACCGCCGCGCCGGTGGTCTGGCTGGCCGGAGACACGAAGCCCCACGAAAAAGAGATCGAGGCCGCAGGCGGCAAGTGGAGCGGCAAGAAGAACGCCTATTATTTCCGCGTCGCCTGACCCAAAACCCGCAAGGCCGACGGCACCCCGCCGCCGCTGGTGCAAGTCCAGCCGCCCCCGCCGGGGCGGGCGCTCATGGGTAAACCCAAAACCAAAACGCAGGAGGAACACAAAATGAAAACCGCCGGATACTGGCCTTGCAGAAATGAGATCATCGCCGCGCGCCTGTCCACCCCGCACAAATACGAGCCGTTCACCGAGCTTTTCGACGTGGACCAGCTCGACGCCATCCGCGACAAATACGGCGTGGACCTTTACCGCGAGTGCTACGCCGTCGCGCTGCACGAGGTCACGGAGGCCGCCAACGTCACAACCCATCTTCGCACCCTGGGCGTTGAGTGCAAGCCGATCTTCACCCCGGACGACTGCCACGTGAACTTTATCGCCGTGTTTTCCCTCGGCAACACGACCGCCCAGCGCATCAACGAGATCGCCCGCAAGGCTGATCTTTGCGTCCTGTTCCAATGCCCCACCCACTAACCAAAACCACAAAACGGAGGTACAAACCATGAAAGCACTTGAACGCAAGATCAACGGCACATTTTCCGTTGTCCCCGGCGGCTACGCCCAGCAGATCAACGAGCAGACAACGCTTTTTGTCCCGGAGGCATCCGCCGCCCGCTATGACCCCAAAACCGGCGAGCTGTTCGGCTACGCTCCCGACTATGACGCGCTGGAAGCCGAGAAGGCCCCAGCCGTCCAGGCCACCTCCCCCGGCGAGTATGTCTACTGCTACGAAATGCAGAAGGCCCCCACGGGTTGCGACTTCGCCGCCGATCTTTCCTACTACGGCAAGCACTATTTCCTTCGCCCGCTCCGCGACAATCTGCCCCAGCTCCACGGGCGCGGCATCAGCTACGACGAGGAACGCAATACCTACATGGTCACGTGCCGCGCCTATGACAAACTCAAGCAGCAATTCCGCATCCGCTATGAAACCTGCCTCGACTGACCGCCGCCGGACACCTTCGCGGGCCGCACCGGACAAAGCGACCCGACCCCATAAGCAAAACCCCAAAACCAAAACACAGGAGGAACCCAAAATGTACGAGCAAACAAGCATGATCGGCCCCCAGGCCGCCGAAGCGCCCGCCGTCCGCTACTACGAGATCAACGAGGAGACGGCCCGCAACGCTCACTACTGCGTCCACATGAGCGACTACAAGCCCGGCAGCGCCACGGCGGAATACCGGCGCGCCGTGGACAAGGCCGCCGCCCTGGTGGAGGCCAAAAAGGCCCGCGTCAGTCCCTTCTACCACGACAAGCTCGACGCGCTGCTGGACCGCTACGCCCGCCGCCTTGCCGAGTGGACCAACGACCACAACCGCAACCAGGCCAGCTATCCCAGCCAGTTCATTTCCGGCGCTGGCGGCTTCAATATGCGCAAGCACGAAAAGCAGATGTCCCGTGAAGACACCCTCTGGAACGAGTACAACGAGATCAAGGCCATCTTGAACAAGATCGAGGCCGTCGGCTCCGGCCCGGTCGATCTGGCCGACCCTCACGCCCGCGAAATGCTCACGGACCAGCTCCAAAAACTCCAAAACAAACTCGACGAAAGCAAGGCCCTGAACGCCTACTACCGCAAGCACAAATCCTTCGACGGCTTCCCCGGCATGAGCGCCGAGGCCGCCGCCAAGCTCACCGCCAGCTTTGCCGACACACAAGAGCGCTGCCCCTGGGTAAAGTCCCCCGTCCCCGACTACGAATTGACCAGCCTTCGCGGCAAGATCAAGCGCGTACAGGCCCGCCTCGACGAGCTGGACAAGCGCGCCGAAGCCGCCGAGCAGCCCGCCGACGGCACAAAGTTCCCCGGCGGCGAGATCGTCCGCAACCTGGAAGCGGACCGGCTCCAAATCCTCTTTGACGAAAAGCCCGACGACGAGACCCGCGCCGCGCTGAAACAAAACAGCTTCCGCTGGTCTCCCCGCTACAGCGCGTGGCAGCGCCAGCTTACCCCCAACGCCGAAGCCGCCGCCCGGCGCGCCCTGGGCCTGACCGAATAACAAACCAAATCCCGCCCCGGAGGTCACGAGGGCAGAAGGAGCACAAAATGGAATGGAACATCCCCAGCGAGAACGCCATCATCACCCGCCTCGACGAGCTTTACGAAGCGCTTGACCGTTTCCCCGACAGCCCCATGGCCCCGGCCTGGCAGCACGAGATCGAGCACCTGAAAGAACAGCTCGCCTACGCTGGATAACGAAATGCGCCTGTCCTACCGGGCATACGGGGAGAAAGGACCACACTATGACCAAGACCATAGCCCCCACAAGATACACAATCAACCTCGACGGAACGCTGGAAAAATGGTATTTGGAATACGACGACGGCGCAATCATCTACCTCCGCAAGACCCCGCGCCCCAAGTTTAACTGCTGCTTGAAAGAGTTCCCCGCCGCCGAGGTGTTCCCCGACTACAAAACCGCCCGCGCCGCGCTCAAGACCCGCTCCAACGCAAAATAACCCATAGACTTATACACGCCAGCGTGTTATAATGCACCCAAATTCAAAGGAGGCTCCCATGGACCAAAACGCCGACATTTTCCCCGCCTACCGCCTCGTGGCCCAGTTCGCCGACGGCCAGCGCCTCACCTTCGACGGCCTGACCGAGCAGCAGGCACAAGCCCGCATGGAGGCCGCACAGGCGCTCCACGGGGATATTTGCTGGTACGACGGCGTGACCGACCAGCACTACGAAAACGGCCATTTCTACAAGCTCACGCCCCCGCCGCCGACGATCAACATGATCGACCTGACGGACTACCGCGAAAAGGAGGAATGACCGTGCCCATTCCAGAAAGCAAGCGCCGCAACAACGACATCTACAACGCCAAATGCGACCGCATCAGCGCCCGGCCCGTCAAGCCTGTCGGCAACGCCATCCGCGCCGCCGCCAAAGCCGCCGGGCAGAGCGTCCAGGCGTATGTTCTCCAAGCCTGCGCCGAGCGCATGACCCGCGAGGGCCAGCCGCTCACGCTTGACGCGCCCGCCGATAACAAATAAGCCGCCCATGATCACAAAAACGGCGGTCTCGATCACAAAAACCGCCACAAAACGAACGCCACCCCGACAGGCTGCGACCAACAGCCCGCCGGGGTGCTTTTTATGCCATTCGCAAATTGTTTTCCCACGGGCCATTCGTTCCCGCCGGAAACAGTCTTTGCGCACGCGATTTCACTGACAGAAAAACACAGGAAATTGAAACAGCTCGTCCCACAGCCGCCGGGCCGCCGCCCTCACCAAAAACCAGGTGAAAAAGCAGCTCCCGTCAGCCCTCAATTTTTTCGGCGCTTAATATGTACGCGCGCGTGAAGCGCGCTCCAAAAGCTCCTCCGCCATGGGCACCTCGTCCAGCGCTTCGCCCAGGCACAAAACGGCCTTGTCGTGCCAGCTCCGCACGGTGCTGTCCGGCGCTCCCATGCGTACCGAGATATTTGCCCAGCTATGGTGACATTTGTGCCGCAGTTGAAGGATGCTTTTGTACTTACCGGAAAGACCGTCCAAACAGCCCTGCACGGCAGCGGCGTCGCCCTCCAAAACCAGCAGCCGCACGTGTATCTCCTGCAGGCGCTCATACACGCCCCGCTCGTCCAGCCGTATCACAGCGGCCTCCACCGGCTTCCCAGGGCCTCCGCCGCCGGGCATCCCGTCGCCGCCCGGGCCCCTCAACCTGTCGTACAAGCTCTCCCGCT